AGTAAATATTTATCGCCTAAGGAGGCAGGTGGCGTTTTAAAGCAGCCTGAATTTTACAAGCTAAAGCTTGATGGTAAATCTAACCAACGGATCCACCACACCCGCTTAATTAAATTTGGTCATGCAGATGTGGTCAATGAAGAGCCTGTAAGTGTCTTACAGGAAGTTTATGAGGATCTACTTGATCATGCTGCCGTAAAGAAAGCCACTGCTAGTCTGGTCCATGAATCAAAAATTGACGTGATTAGAACACCTAACTTGGTCGATAAGATCAAAGAGGATATGAAATCCGTAGCTGAACGTTTTCTTAGTGTCGGATTGCTTAAGGGCTTGAATGGCATGATCGTCTTGGATAAAGAGGAGGAGTATGACTCTAAATCTTATAGCTTTGGCGGTCTGCCTGACCTCATGCGTGAGTATTCGATTCAAACTGCTGGTGCAGCTGATATGCCATATACGATTTTATTCGGTCAATCACCTGCAGGGATGAATGCAACAGGCGAGCATGACACACGGAACTATTACGACAGTATTGCAACTAAGCAAATATGGTCCTTAAAGCCATTCATGATGAAGCTTTTAAGAGTAATTGTTCAAGCCACATTTGGTCGTCAGATTCCAAGCTTAGATGTTGTGTTCAATCCTCTATGGCAATTAGACGCTAAGGTCCGCTCTGAAGTTGAGAAAGCTAACGCTGAACGGGATTCCAAGTATTTAGAAATGGGCATCATCACAGAGCCACAGATAGCAAAACAGCTTGTTATTGATGGTGTTTATTCAGTGATTGATGAAAAACATATCAAAGAGCTTGAGACAATGGTGAAGCTTAATGACAACGATAATTCAGATCCTGAAACCCCACCTCCAGCAGGCGAAGAAACGTAAAAAAGGTCGTAAAGCTTCTAAGCCGAGAGCCGTGCACGTAAACCGCCGTGTAGAGCTTTATTACACACGGCAATTACTGGCTATCTCAAAATATTGTCAGGAACAAACTAAGGAATTAGTTATTCCTACAGTAGGCCAGAACATCGGAGATGCATGGTTCTCGGACATGATGACGGCCTTTAGGGAAAAGCTCACAAAGTATGTTGTTGAGATTTCTCGACCGTTGGCCACAAAGGTTGTGACTGACACCCAAAAGGAAGTGGACAAGCAAATTGCAGAGCACACCAAAACAATTATTGGTGTGGATCTTACGCCATTCTATCGAGCTGCTGATATTCAGGATGAGGTAGATCTAAACATTACGGTTAATGTCAGTTTGATTAAGTCTATTCCGCAGCAATACGCCGATAAGCTTGAGGTACTAATTACTAATGCTTTGCAGACTGGACAAACCAATGAAGAGTTGGCCAAAGCTATTAAGCAATTAGGGTTATCTACTGATTATCGTGCACGTCTTATTGCTAGTGACCAGATGGGCAAGATTAACGGCCAAATTAACCGTGCTAGACAGCTTTCGATGGGTGTCGAGACATACACATGGCAAACGGCGAAAGATGAGCGTGTAAGGCCAGATCATCAACATAAACAGGGCAAGACATTTAGATGGGATTCACCGCCAGACGGTGGACATCCCGGTCAGCCTATCCGATGTCGTTGCACGGCATTGCCTAATTATGAGGATATCTTGATTTAGTTGTAATATTTAAAATTATCTATATGATTTATTTAGTTAATTAAGAGTTTAGTTATTATGACTGAAGATAAAAAAGAAACTAATGAGAAATATTCCGAACTCAAAGCTGTATACAAACTAGCAATTGATACAAGAAATTTTGAAATCCATCAGCTAATTAATAGAAATAATTTTTTTATGTTATTTCAAGGTGTATTACTTGCTGCGGTTTTTAGTAATCAAGCTAGCAAACCCTTTGTTGAATTTGTAATTTGTTTCGCTGGAATATTTATTTCGTGGCATCAAATTGGGGTAGCAGCAGGCGCTAAATATTGGCAAGAATGGTGGGAACTGAAAACTAGTGAAATTGAAGATCAATTAAAAAGTGCCATTGGAGCTGATAATTTTATTTCTCTCTTCGACCTTGATCATGAAGGAAATCATAAGGAGCAAAGTAATAAAGTAATAGCCAAGATTAATAAACATTCGGGTTTTATCGACTCAATAATCAATATGCTGATACTAAGAAAATACTCTGTTAGTCGAGTACCTATCAGAAGCGGGCTTGTTTTAATGATAACTTGGATTGTTTTATTTCTTAATACGATAGATTGGAGTGTTATTAGTACTTCAATAGATTTAAGTCAACTTATAGATGGTCATTTTTTTGAAAAGACTCCTAGCCAAAGATAAGTAACCATTTAAAAAATATTTAAACCCACCATTTGGTGGGTTTTTTATTGAGCGCAATTTATGAAAACCATTTACCAATTCAAAATTGGTGACTTTGCGCCAAGCGAATCGACACGCTCATTTACCAAAGAGGGGTATCTGAAATGCGTCAATGTTCGTTTAGCTAAAGCGCCTCAAGTACGTCAGTACTATGCGTATGAGTTTCCTTCACTGGAAGGTTATACAGCAGATCAAATCATTAATGTCTACACGCCTGCAGAAGAGCTTTTCAAGCCTGTGGCTATTCAAAGCTTCAATGGTGTAGACGCTACAGACTATCACCCACCTAAGAATGAAATTAACGCATCTAACTGGAAGGATTATCACATTGGCTATTGTGAGAACGTTCGGCAGGAAGGCGATTATCTGGTGGGTGATTTGCTCATTAAAGACAAGATCAGCATTGATTTGATCCAAAGCAACGAACGGCTAGAAATGTCGCTTGGCTATGGAGCCTTATTAATCGTTGAGCAGGGTACTGCGCCAGATGGCACGCCGTATCAAGCCAAATTTACCAATTTTATTGGCAATCACGTAGCACTCGTTAAATATGGCCGTTGTGGTGGTGATTGCCGCATCGGTGACAAACAGCAAACTCCACCAAAGGGGAATAAAACAATGGAAGTAATTGTAAACGGTATCCGTTTTAACATCGGCGATAACACGCCTCTGGCCGATGCATTAAAGCAGCAACAAGAGCAGCTGGAAAACTTGAAGGCTGCAAAACTTAAAGTTGGTGATAAGCAATTTTCTATCGGTGATGAGCTTGGAGCAATTCAAGCAGTCGTAGATCAGTTGCATGCCGAAAAAACTGCTCTTGAGCAAAAAGTAGGTGATCTGGAAAAGAACCAGATGACGCCTGAAAAACTTGAACAAGCTGCTGCCGAACGTGCTGCTGTTATTGCCGATGCTAAGGCATTGGTACCAACAGTTAAAACTGAAGGCTGTACATGTGAGCAAATCAAGCGTGATGTTATTGCTGCAAAAGCGGGCGATGCATTAGTAACTGCTTTGATGGGTAGCGTATCAGTAGGTGATGCAAAACCTGAGCAGATCGACACAACTTTCCGTGCACTCTGTGCTGTGAAGGGTACACATCCTTCTAATCCTGTTGGTGATGCTCTTCACCAGCAACAGCAAGTTAAAACTGGTGACGGTAAACCAGTAGATGGGGAGCCTAAACCAAACAACAAAAAAGAAGCTTGGAAACAAAGTTTCTAATTAACTGGAGAACTTCAAATGTCTTTAACCCCTCAAGCTATTCCGGGTATGCGTGCTCGCCTGCACATGCCCGAAGAAATTTTATCTTTGCCAGTTGCTGGTATAGGCGTAGTTAGTGATGGCGAAGTGGTGGTCCAATCTGCTGATGGAAAAACAGTTAGCGCGGTAACTGGTGCAACTAATACAAAGTTTGGTGTAGTCGTTTTTCAGCACGTAGGTAAAACAGGGAAAAATGCCTTAGGTAAAGAAGCGTATCAAGCTAAGGACTGTGCACCTGTAATGCAAATCGGTTCTATCTGGGTGAAGCCTTCAGCTCCAGTGATCGATATCAATGCGAAGGTTTATGTACGTACTTCGAACCCTACTGCCCAAGCGCCACTTGGTTCACTTTCTTCTTCAGCATTAGATTCTACGGAACTACCTAATGCCTCTTGGGAAACCATCACTGGTCCTGATGGATTAGCTATTCTTCGTTTACGTGGAGCATAATCAATGTCAAAACAATTAGAACAAATGAAAATCCGCCTATCAGCAGTTGCACATGGGGTGCAAATCGCTGTAGGGGATGCATTTAATTTAGATAACTTTGCCAAGTTATTATTAAAGCTTGAATCAATCGATGAAATGACACCGCAACTTGCTGAAGCCCAAGCTTATGCAAAGTACC